ATGAAAAAGATAGCTGCTATATCATTAATTAGTGTTTTTCTTATGTCTGGGTGTGCTGTACATAATGATGAGACAAGTATCGGTAAATTTGGTCTTGCATATAAAAGTAATATTCAGCGTAAACTCGATAACCAATACTACACCGAAGCCGAAGCTTCTTTAGCCAGGGGTAGAATATCTGGTGCAGAAAATATAGTAAAAAATGATGCAGTTCATTTCTGTGTTACTCAGGGCAAAAAAATGCAGATAGTTGACCTGAAGACAGAAGGTGCAGGATTACATGGCGTCGCTCGTCTGACATTCAAATGTGGAGAGTGAGAATAGATTCAAGACTACCATGCACATATTTATTTTATCTGTGATGGGATATTCTTCAACACCATTATTGAATGTGAGTAATAATGACAAACAGATAGATGAAACTAAAGCAGAATTTTTATTTTATGCAGCCATCAGAAAATGATGTCAAAAATGTTCCAATGCTTTAGGTTCATTTTTTGGTAAGCGTCAAACATGCGCGTTCTGGCTGTGCGTAACCGGAACCTGTGCGAGCACGATGTCGATAAGTGAAAAGCATCGTGCTATGAAGGAGGATTCTATCGATGTGGTCAATGGAAGACGGTGACCAGGGATAGGGCTTATGCATAAAAAATAAGCCCGTGTAAGGGAGATTTAGGGTGTCACCAGTAGGGGCTTTCAACGGTACAATGCGGGTTTGAGCGGCATAAATTACCACTGAAAGCCCTTAAACGTTACTCTACTGTGGACACTGTGTGGACACTCTCGGCTTCAGTACCACCTCTTAGCGGATTAAGAGAAATGGCGTCCTGAAGGTACTCTGGCGCAAAATGAGCGTAAACCATAGTTTGCTCAATCCGCGTGTGACCTAGTATCCGTTGTAGTGTGATAATACTTCCTCCATTAATCATGAAATGAGTGGCAAAGCTGTGCCTTAGTGCATGTGTGGCTTGCCCCGTTGGCAAATCCGGTTTTATTGCTTTCATTGTTCGTCTGAAGCGAGGGTAATCAGCATCAGGGAATAAAAAACCTCGTTTGTTATCCGCGATCATTTTGGCAACAGCCTCTGAGATCGGGACGGTGCGTGGTTTGTTTGTTTTCGTTTTAACAAACGTTACGCGGTTATGGATGATATTTTCTGCTTTCAAACGAGCTGCTTCTCCCCAACGTGCTCCTGTACTCAGGCAAAGAATCGCAATCTTTTTATTGTCGCCGTCAAGTGCTGCAAGCAGTAAGGCAATTTCTTCCTGTGTGAGATAGCCTGTTTCTGGTTTTTCCTCCTTAAGCCTCTTTGTCCCTCTGATAGGGTGCTCACCAAAGAATAACTCCGCTTCAATCAGGGCTGTAAACATGCCGCTAATACATGTTAAATCACGATTGATACTCGAAGGTTTAATACCCTGACTTCTTCGGGTGGCGCAGTACTGGCTGATAAGGGATTTCGTGATTTGAAATGCGCATGGGTCATTCGTTATTTTTGTGAAGATTTCAATTTTTCCAAGATTAGATTTCCCATGCTCTTCGTGTTTACCCTTTAAATCCCACCAGATCTGTGTCAGTTCCGACAGACGTCGTTTGTCTGTTGGTTTTGATAGCCATTCTTTATTGTGGTGGTTGTACAACGTGTATTTTTCGAAAGCGACAGCTTCGCTTTTCTTATCAAACTTCCTACGGATGCGTTTTCCGTTACGTCCAGTAGGGCGGATGTCCACTTCATATCGACCATCATCGAGTTTTTTGATTGCCATCAGAAAACCCTCCGAGTGGTACTTTTTTTTGCTACTACTAATCGCTTTTTTCGTGGTGGCTGAAATTTAGCCACCAATAGTAGGCACTTGTGATGAATATATTCACGATAAATTGTTAACCAGTCTTTTGACCGGAGTGGGGCGACGTTGTTTCGTTTTGCCCAAAGTGTGCGAGAGCGGGCGCAATTTGCCCGGCTTCTGGAGCTACCTGATCAGTCATGAACCACAAAGTATATTTAGTAAATCTGGGATGTTGTAAGACCTTCATTATGGCTTCAACTCCAGCGTTTTTTGACCGGCTCTCATAGCTCGAAAGTGAGCTGTAGGCTACACCAGTTAATTCACTGAATTCTTTACGGTTTAACCTTTCAGATTCACGGATTAGCTTCAACTTCTCCGAAACGTCTATTGACATAATTACTCCGATTGCGTAATTTCTTGCTGATGGTGTGAAATATTGTGCTTCTGGAGTTATCCTTTTAGGCAATAATTAGCCATTAGGAGCCATTAGAAGCACTAAGGGAGAATCGTAGCAGATGAATAGACAGCTTGTAAGCGTGACTGATGCCGTGCCTTATCAGGAGTTTGCAAAACTCATTGGTAAAACTCCAAGAGCTGTAAGGGGCATGATTGAGAAAGGGAAATTACCAGTTATTGAGATTACTGACCCTCAGTCAGTATCGGGGCGTGCTGGTGAATATTGGGTATACCTTCCGGCATGGAATAACGGACTAAAACTGGCTTATGAAAGCCGTCCTAAAGAGATTCGTGACGGCTGGTTGATGTGGTTAGGTCTCGGTGAACCACGTTAAGGAGAACCGTATGAATGAGCCTCGTTGTATTGCTCAGTTATTGCGTAACGAAAGCCCCAGGGCGATTGACTTCACCATCACCCACGGTAAGGGGCGTAAGGGAATCATTATCCGCACCAAAAAACAGAGTCCGTTAAAAAAGGCTCTGACCTTTCTGAAAAGCCGGAGGGTCTGGAAATGACAGTGATGACGCTCAATCTCGTTGAAAAACAGCCAGCAGCTATGCGCCGGATAATTGGTAAGCATCTTGCCGTTCCTCGCTGGCAGGATACATGTGATTATTATAATCAGATGATGGAGCGCGAACGGTTAACGGTTTGCTTCCATGCGCAGTTAAAACAGCGTCACGCAACGATGCGTTTTGAAGAAATGAACGACGTCGAACGTGAACGGCTGGTTTGTGCAATTGATGAATTGCGTGGGGCATTCTCAAAACGCCGTCAGGTTGGCGCAAGTGAGTATGCATATATTAGTTTTTTAACAGTCAGTCAGCGTCGTACTTTATTTATGCATGCCGGATTGACTGAAAAAGAATTCAACCAGCCATACTGGCGAATTAATGAAGAATCATGTTACTGGCGTGATGCTTTATTCCGTGCATTACGTGAATTATTCAGCCTGTTTGAGTATGCACCGACAATTCTGACGTCGGTAAAACCAGAGCAATATCTGCATTAAATAATTAACCAGAGTTTTTAACGCACTTAATCGTGCGGGGCTTCTTTTTGCCTGGAGAAAGTCATGCATACAGTTTCTGAAAATCAGTGCGGTAAATACGCATTACTGCTGCAACAGGCCAGAACCGAAGCACAGGCTGACGCTGCGACGCGCTTTTCTTCTCATCTTGACACCATGATTCGCCACATCACAAAGGCGGAGTTATCCCGCGTGGAGATAGTCGAGCTGCTCAGTCAGGAGTCGGAAAAATTTCACAATATCGGATTGTCTCGCGGGGAGGTGCTTTGATGTCCTGTTCTCATTCAGTTGTATTACTGAATAACGCCTTAAAAATCGCCGTTATGAAAAATGGCGATTTGTCTCTTATTCAACTTTGTCTTGATAAAGAAAAACGCGACATCACTGAATCTGTTATCGCGATTTATCAGAATGAATTAAACCTCCTGTCTGATGTGGTCAATTTACTTGTTAAACGCGCTGTATTTCACAAGCAAATCTCCTCCGTGGATGAACTGACGAAATTAACGACAGAAATTGCCAGCTATTGCGCTGATGAATTTAAAAAACTTAACGACAAAAGGAGCTGGTAATGCCGGACAACGTAGATTTTATTCAGGAACAACAGGCTGAATTACTGGAGCGTCAGATTAACGCGGCAAGGGTAAAACATTGCGGTGCTTCTGCGCTGGTTTGCGAAGAGTGTGACGCGCCAATACCTGCTGCCCGTCGTGCGGCTTATCCGTCAGCCACGCGTTGTGTTTCCTGCCAGTCAGTCTTTGAAGCAAAAAACAAACATTACCGGAGAACGGCATGAGTATTCGTATTGAAATTGGCGAACGTTATGTCGTTACCAGTGACAGCTTTCAGTTTATTCTCCACGAGAAAAAGAGAGCGGAAAGCGGTAAAAACGCCGGTCAGGAATGGCTGGCGGTGGTTGGTTATTATCCGAAATTAAGCCAGCTCGTTTCCGGCCTGATGCATCACGATATTCTGACCGGAAGCGCAAAGTCTTTTGCTGATTTAAACGCGCAGGTTGAGCAACTCAGCAGGCGTTGTTCAGAGGCTTTTGGCTCATATGGCCGTTAAAGCCTCCGGGCGTTTTGTCCCTCCTTCAGCATTTGCTGCAGGCACCGGTAAGGCGTTTACCGGTGCTTATGCATGGAACGCGCCACGCGAGGCCGTCGGGCGCGAAAGACCCCTTACACGTGACGAGATGCGTCAGGTGCAAGGTGTTTTATCCACGATTAACCGCCTGCCTTACTTTTTGCGCTCGCTGTTTACTTCACGCTATGACTACATCCGGCGCAATAAAAGCCCGGTACACGGGTTTTATTTCCTCACATCCACTTTTCAGCGTCGTTTATGGCCGCGCATTGAGCGTGTGAATCAGCGCCATGAAATGAACACCGACGCGTCGTTGCTGTTTCTGGCAGAGCGTGACCACTATGCGCGCCTGCCGGGAATGAATGACAAGGAGCTGAAAAAGTTTGCTGCCCGTATCTCATCGCAGCTTTTCATGATGTATGAGGAACTCAGCGATGCCTGGGTGGATGCGCATGGCGAAAAAGAATCGCTGTTTACGGATGAGGCGCAGGCTCACCTCTATGGTCATGTTGCTGGCGCTGCACGTGCTTTCAATATTTCCCCTCTCTACTGGAAAAAATACCGTAAAGGGCAGATGACCACGAGGCAGGCATATTCTGCCATTGCCCGTCTGTTTAACGATGAGTGGTGGACTCATCAGCTTAAAGGCCAGCGTATGCGCTGGCATGAAGCGTTACTGATAGCTGTCGGGGAGGTCAATAAAGACCGTTCTCCTTATGCCAGTAAACACGCCATTCGTGATGTGCGTGCGCGCCGCCAGGCAAATCTGGAATTTCTTAAATCGTGTGACCTTGAAAACAGGGAAACCGGCGAGCGCATCGACCTTATCAGTAAGGTGATGGGCAGTATTTCTAATCCTGAAATTCGCCGGATGGAGCTGATGAACACCATTGCCGGTATTGAGCGTTACGCCGCCGCAGAGGGTGATGTGGGGATGTTTATCACGCTGACTGCGCCGTCAAAGTATCACCCGACTCGTCAGGTCAGAAAAGGCGAAAGTAAAACCGTTCAGCTTAATCACGGCTGGAACGATGAGGCATTTAATCCAAAGGATGCGCAGCGTTATCTCTGCCGCATCTGGAGCCTGATGCGCACGGCATTCAAGGATAATGATTTACAGGTCTACGGTTTGCGTGTCGTCGAGCCACACCACGACGGAACGCCGCACTGGCATATGATGCTTTTTTGTAATTCGCGCCAGCGTAACCAGATTATCGAAATCATGCGTCGCTATGCGCTCAAAGAGGATGGCGACGAAAGAGGAGCAGCGCGAAACCGTTTTCAGGCAAAGCACCTTAACCGGGGCGGTGCTGCGGGATATATCGCGAAATACATTTCAAAAAATATCGACGGCTATGCACTGGATGGTCAGCTCGATAACGATACCGGTAAGCCGCTTAAAGATACTGCCGCGGCTGTTACCGCATGGGCGTCAACGTGGCGCATCCCGCAATTTAAAACGGTTGGACTGCCGACAATGGGGGCTTACCGTGAACTACGCAAATTGCCTCGCGGCGTCAGTATTGCTGATGAGTTTGACGAACGCGTCGAGGCTGCTCGCGCTGCCGCAGACAGTGGTGATTTTGCGTTGTATATCAGCGCGCAGGGTGGGGCAAATGTCCCGCGCGATTGTCAGACTGTCAGGGTTGCCCGTAGCCCGTCGGATGACGTTAACGAGTACGAGGAAGAAGTCGAGAGAGTGGTCGGCATTTACGCGCCGCATCTCGGCGCGCGTCATATTCATATCACCAGAACGACGGACTGGCGCATTGTGCCGAAAGTTCCGGTCGTTGAGCCTTTGACTTTAAAAAGCGGCATCGCCGCGCCTCGGAGTCCTGTCAATAACTGTGGAAAGTTCACCGGCAGTGATACTTCGTTAACGGCTCCCACACCTTCTGAACATGCCGCAGCCGTGCTTAATCTGGTCGATGACGGTGTTATCGAATGGAATGACCCGGATGTCGTGAGGGCGCTCAGGGGGGCATTAAAACACGAACTGAGAACACCAAATCGTCAGCAAAGAAACGGAAGCCCGTTAAAACCGCATGAAATTGCGCCTTCGGCCAGACTGACCCGGTCGGAACGAATGCAAATCCCCCGTATCCGCGTTGACCTTGGTCAGAACGGTATCAGGCCTCAGCGATGGGAGCTTGAGGCGCTGGCGCGTGGGGCAACCGTAAATTATGAGGGGGTAAACTTCAGGTATCCGGTAAATGATGAGTGGCCGGGATTTAATTAATGCTTTGATTTTTTAGTTAGGCTGCTCTAGAATCCACGCCAGTTACCGCTTGGGGTATCCTTGCATTGCTCTTGGTATTAGCTTTATACAAAGGGTGTAAAGGCTGCTATTGGCAACAATAGTGCTGGCATGGAGATAATCTCATGTTAAAGTTAGTGAAAGTACGTCAGTACAATCGCTATCGTTTCGGTAAGTGGGAGACGGTGTGTGAACACCGTCGTTCTTACCCAACCCGATGATATGCGGCCTAAGCGGTAACGGTTTTCTCTTCCTCTTCGTCCATCATTTTCAAATAATGTTTTTCATCACCAGTCATACGAAAAATGGTTTTTAGTTGCTCCATATATTTCTCTGGAGATATATCTCCCATGTCTGTGATATTAACTGCATCTGAATGGGAACCTCTATTAATGTATCTATAAAATGCTCTAAAATCATTATTCTTATCATCGCTAGCAAGTTTATTTAACTCTGTCTGTAATGCATCCGTTCTATGAACAAATGCGAAGTAGTATTCCAGTATATTTCTCATGATGTTAGGTATTATAACTTTATTTACCCTTCCATCCTTCGCATCTTTTAATACTTGCCATAGGGACTGGTATTCATTCTGAATGCTCTTTTTCTCTATTTCTGTAATTATGCTATATTCATTTTTTGTTACTCGTCCAAGATAATAATCACGCTTGAATGTTCTATCTTCTTTGCTTCTAGGAGCTAATTTGATAAGTTCATGAAAGAAATAAAGGTTATGTGTGAGTATTAATGTTTTCTTTACTGCTTTGTTATTGTTGATTATTTCATGGTGAATTATTGAAGCAATATCGTACACATAATTTTGAGAGAGGCTGGATATTGGATCATCAATAACGATAAATACATCTCGCATATCCGTATCATTCTTATCTGTCTTACCTTTACAGCATTCCAGAAAGTAGAGAAAGGTAATTAAAGTTTTTTCACCCTCGCTAAGAGATCTGTATACATCTTTATCTGTTGTGTTTTCAGAACGTGATATAATATATTTATCATTGCTCTCAGTGTGTTTTTTTATGCTAAAACCATAAATTCCTAATAATTTTAGACGTTGATTTATAGAATCTATGGTTGCATCAATGTTAGATATTTGATCGCGTAGCTCTTTGATCTTTTTGCTATTGTTATCTCCTTGTTCTTTTATGGTATTTAATTCAAGTTGATATTGTTCATAAATGATTTTATAGTCATTCTCATATTTTGAGAAAGCTTCAAACTCAGCGTTGCATAATTCTCTTATTGCTCCCCATATTTTGTAACGTATAGACTTTTCACTATCCTTAAATTGTTTGACTTTAATATTTATTTCTTTAATTCTATTGTTGTACTCTGCTATATTATCAACTACCTTTGCTTCAAGGTCGCTATTGGATTCCAAAATAATAGATATAGATGGGTTATTGATTTTATCTAACATCAATTTTAAGTTTTTGTTTGCTATTTCCTCTAATAACGCTATATGAGATGATGTTATATCTTTTTCTTTTGAGGTGATTAATTCACAAGATGAAATCTCTTGTTTTATTTTTCTTAAATTATCTATGGTAGCGGATTCATAAGACGATCTGATAATGCGTATTTGGTCAACTTTCTTGGAGTAGCTATCATCAAAGATAGATTCAATTGCTTCTAAAAATTTGTCTTTAATAGTGTCTTCTTGGCAGAATGGGCAACATGTGCCATTTAAATATAATTCCTTCCCTTTTTTCACCCAGTCAAGGTTTTGAAGTTGTTTAATTGTTTCTGACAAATAGCTATTACTTGAGTCTATAATCGGAGTGGATAAAGATTCTTTATCTTTTTCTGAAATGATATATTTTTCTAAAGGTGTAATTGATGCAGTGAATTTATCTTTGTTCTTTAAAAGAATACTATATTCTTGAGCAAGTGACTCGATGTTAACGTCAGTGGTTTGAGGGGCTTTTTTAACTTGCTCATAAAATGATCTCTTGCTTCCTAACTGACCTTTCATCAAGTTCTTTAAGTCAGATGATCTAAAAGGTTCTGCTTTATTCCATATTAAATCAATATATTCATTTTCTTTATTGTTTTTATCTTTAATTAAACGCTCAATAACGTTTTTTTTATCTTTGTATTTTGTAAGTAGGTCTTGTCTTATAGCTTCTTTTTCCAACAATTCTTTTTCAATGTCAGCATTTTCCTTACTTAAAGTGAATACTCCTTTTTGCTCTTTTGCATTATAAAAATTATCCTCAACAAACTTAGTATTATAAACCAATAGGCGAAAAGTATCTATGAAAGGACATTCGCATTCTTTGTAGTCCGTGTTATTTGGATTATAGAAATAATTAGATATGGTTGATTTTCCACAACCGTTGTGACCATAAAGTATATTAATTTTTTTTGAGAGATTAAGAGTCGTGAAGCTATCTTTCTTATAGCTGGTTATATTCTTTAATTTAAGTTCCATTTAAAACCTCATCATTGCCAATGATATTGTATAAATATTTAAGCTGTTTAACATGAATTATTTTGCTAAACGATAAAGATCTACCTCAGAAGTTTACTTTGTTCAAGCAAAATCTTTTGTTCTAAGAGATATAAAAATTTTTATTAATAGTTTGATTTTTGTTCATGGGATTTCCTTTTTTTATGTTTTTACAAAGTAATAACTATGCATGTATCAGGTGCATGGTTTTGCATGTGTCAAAGTTATGCGTCCTCATTGCTTTACGTCACAGCTAGCGAGGATTCAACGTACTCATGCAACTGCATTAAAACCGCCCCATGAAGCGGGCGGGCGAGGCGGGGAAAGCACTGCGCGCTGGCGGTGGTGCTGATTTTATTTTTTCAGCGTCTGAGCGCGTCGTGATGGCGTTTAGATTGTGCGCCGGGGCGTTGGTGTGTCTGCGGGATGTTTTGTGCGGTGGTGAGCGTGTGAGGGCGTGATGACAGGGTGTAAAAAAGCCGCCCGCAGGCGGCGATGTTCAGCCGTTGTCAGTGTCCAGTGAGTAGTTTTTAAAGCGGATGACCTCCTGACCGAGCCAGCCGTTTATTTCCCGAATCCTGTCCTGTAACGGGATAAGCTCATTGCGGACAAAGACCTTTGCCACTTTCTCAATATCTCCCAGCGACCCGACGTTCTCCGGCTTGCCTCCCATCAACTGAAAGGGGATGCGGTGCGCGTCCAGCAGGTCAGCGGCGCTGGCTTTTTTGATATTAAAAAAATCGTCTTTCGTCGCCACTTCACTGAGGGGGATAATTTTAATGCCGTCAGCTTTCCCCTGCGGGGCATAGAGAAACAGGTTTTTAAAGTTGTTGCGGCCTTTCGACTTCACCATGTTTTCGCGAAGCATTTCGATATCGTTGCGATCCTGCACGGCATCGGTGACGTACATGATGTATCCGGCATGTGCGCCGTTTTCGTAATACTTGCGGCGGAACAGCGTGGCCGACTCATTCAGCCAGGCAGAGTTAAGGGCGCTGAGATATTCCGGCAGGCCGTACAACTCCTGATTAATATCCGGCTCCAGCAGGTGAAACACGGAGCCGGGCGCGAAGGCTGTCGGCTCGTTGAAGGACGGCACCCACCAGTAAACATCCTCTTCCACGCCACGGCGGGTATATTTTGCCGGTGAGGTTTCCAGTCTGATGACCTTACCGGTGGTGCTGTAACGCTTTTCCAGAAACGCATTACCGAACACCAGAAAATCCAGCACAAAGCGGCTGAAATCCTGTTGTGAAAGCCACGGATGCGGGATAAATGTCGAGGCCAGAATATTACGTTTGACGTAAATCGGTGAGCTGTGATGCACGGCAGCACGCAGGCTTTTTGCCAGACCAGTAAAGCTGACCGGTGGCTCATACCATCTGCCGTTACTGATGCACTCGACGTAATCCAGAATGTCACGGCGGTCGAGTACCGGCACCGGCTCACCAAAGGTGAATGCCTCCATTTTCGGGGCGCTGGCGGTCATTTTTTTTGCCGCAGGTTGCGGTGTTTTCCCTTTTTTCTTGCTCATCAGTAAAACTCCAGAATGGTGGATGTCAGCGGGGTGCTGATACCGGCGGTGAGTGGCTCATTTAACAGGGCGTGCATGGTCGCCCAGGCGAGGTCGGCGTGGCTGGCTTCCTCGCTGCGGCTGGCCTCATAGGTGGCGCTGCGTCCGCTGCTGGTCATGGTCTTGCGGATAGCCATAAACGAGCTGGTGATGTCGGTGGCGCTGACGTCATATTCCAGACAGCCACGGCGAATAACGTCTTTTGCCTTGAGCACCATTGCGGTTTTCATTTCCGGCGTGTAGTGGATATCGCGCGCGGCGGGATAGAACGAGCGCACGAGCTGGAACACGCCGACACCGAGGCCGGTTGCATCAATACCGATGTATTCGGCGTTGTATTTTTCGGTGAGTTTGCGGATGGATTCCGCCTGAGTGGCAAAATCCATGCCTTTCCACTGGTGACGCTCAAGTATTCTGAATTTGCCACCGGCCACCACCGGCGGTGCCAGCACCACGCATCCGGCGCTGTCGCCACGGTGTGACGGGTCGTAACCAATCCATACCGGGCGGGAGCCGAACGGATTGGCGGCAAACGGCGCATAGTCTTCCCATTCTTCCAGCGTGTCGACCATACAGCGTTGCAGCTCCTCGAACGGGAACACCGACGCCTTGTCGTCAACAAATTCACACATGAACAGGTTTTTAAAATCGTCGGCGCTGTTTTCGCGTTTGAGCTGCTCAATGTCGAACAGCGTGCAGCCGCCTTTCAGGGCGTCCTCAATGGTGACAATCTGCCGCCACTGGCCGTCCGCACAGAGAAGCCCACCGGCAAGGGCGTTATGACTGACGTCGATTTCCACGCGTTCGGCGGCGCTGGCGCGTCCCCGGTTGAACAGTTCACCCGACCAGAACGGGTAGGCGTCGTGCGCCAGCGTGGACGGGGTGGAGAAATAGGTCGATCGCAGGTGACTCTGTGAGGCCATACCTGATGCCACCTTACGCAGCACCTGAAAATTCGGGATCCAGAAAATCTCGTCGACGTACAGGTCGCCGTTATGGCTCTGCGCGGTGTTGGAGTTGGTGCCGAGAAAAATCAGTTTTGCGCCGTTATTGCCCAGGACAATCGGGTCACCGGTCAGGTCAACATCAACCAGACGGGCAAAGGCGATGATGTATTCACGGAACACATACGCCTGCGTTTTACTGGCCGACAGAAAAATCTGGTTATGACCGGTTTTCAGGGCGCGCAGCAGCGCCTCGCGGGAAAAATAAAACGTCGCGCCAATCTGGCGGGATTTCAGGATATCGCGGATGCGGTGCTCAAGCCCGGCGCGATACCAGTGCAACTGATAATCGAAAGACTGCTCAAAGAAAATCTGCTCCAGCTTTTCGATGGCCTCGTCACTGAAAAAATTCTTTTTCGGTTTGCGCCGCCCGCCTTTGTTGCGGTTAGCGACGTTCGGATTAAGGTCTGCCTCGTTGCCGGTCTGGCTGTAGCGGTTTACCCGTGCCAGTCGTTCAATCTGGCGTCCCAGCAGGTCAATTTCCTTGAAATCACCGCCGGTTTTCTGCGGTTTGATGATGAGCTGGGTCAGCCGCGCTTCCAGACTCATTTCGACACGGCTGATGGGGGCAACGCTGTCCCAGCCGTCGCGCTGTTTCCAGCTCTGCACCGTCGGGCGTTTCATCTGCAACATGGCGGCAATCTGCGGCACGGAAAATCCCTGCCAGTACAGCAGCGCCGCCTGACGACGCGGGTCGTGTAAAAGAGTGGTGTCTGTGGTGATGGTCATGAATACCTCGCCGTGATGAATACACGGCAAGGCTACTGAGTCGCGCCCCGCGATTCGCTAAGGTGCTGTTGTGTCAGTGATAAGCCATCCGGGACTGATGGCGGAGGATGCGCATCGTCGGGAAACTGATGCCGACATGTGACTCCTCTAATCACTATTCAGGACTCCTGACAATGGCAAAAAAAGTCTCAAAATTCTTTCGTATCGGCGTTGAGGGTGACACCTGTGACGGGCGTGTCATCAGTGCGCAGGATATTCAGGAAATGGCCGAAACCTTTGACCCGCGAGTCTATGGTTGCCGCATTAACCTGGAACATCTGCGCGGCATCCTGCCTGACGGTATTTTTAAGCGTTATGGCGATGTGGCCGAACTGAAGGCCGAAAAGATTGACGATGATTCGGCGCTGAAAGGCAAATGGGCGCTGTTTGCGAAAATCACCCCGACCGATGACCTTATCGCGATGAACAAGGCCGCGCAGAAGGTCTACACCTCAATGGAAATTCAGCCGAACTTTGCCAACACCGGCAAATGTTATCTGGTGGGTCTGGCCGTCACCGATGACCCGGCAAGCCTCGGCACGGAATACCTGGAATTCTGCCGCACGGCAAAACACAACCCCCTGAACCGCTTCAAATTAAGCCCTGAAAACCTGATTTCAGTGGCAACGCCTGTTGAGCTGGAATTTGAAGACCTGCCTGAAACCGTGTTCACCGCCCTGACCGAAAAGGTGAAATCCATTTTTGGCCGCAAACAGGCCAGCGATGACGCCCGTCTGAATGACGTGCATGAAGCGGTGACCGCTGTTGCTGAACATGTGCAGGAAAAACTGAGCGCCACTGAGCAGCGCCTCTCTGAGATGGAAACCGCCTTTTCCGCACTTAAGCAGGAGGTGACTGACAGGGCGGATGAAACCAGCCAGGCATTCACCCGCCTGAAAAACAGTCTCGACCACACCGAAAGTCTGACCCAGCAGCGCCGCAGCAAGGCCACCGGTGGTGGCGGTGACGCCCTGATGACGAACTGCTGACCGGCGTCAGTCAGTCCGGGAAAACCTTCACGATTAACCCTTAATTTCAGGAAAAACTATGCGCCAGGAAACCCGCTTTAAATTTAATGCTTACCTGTCCCGTGTTGCCGAACTGAACGGCATCGACGCCGGTGATGTGTCGAAAAAATTCACCGTTGAACCGTCGGTCACCCAGACCCTGATGAACACCATGCAGGAGTCCTCTGACTTTCTGACCCGCATCAACATTGTGCCGGTCAGCGAAATGAAAGGGGAAAAAATTGGCATCGGTGTCACCGGCTCCATCGCCAGCACCACCGACACCGCCGGTGGCACCGAGCGTCAGCCGAAGGACTTCTCGAAGCTGGCGTCAAACAAGTACGAATGCGACCAGATTAACTTCGATTTTTATATCCGCTACAAAACGCTGGACCTGTGGGCGCGTTATCAGGATTTCCAGCTCCGTGTCCGTAACGCCATTATCAAACGCCAGTCCCTTGATTTAATCATGGCCGGTTTTAACGGCGTGAGGCGTGCCGAAACCTCTGACCGCAGCAGTAACCAGATGCTGCAGGATGTGGCGGTCGGCTGGCTGCAGAAATACCGCAATGAAGCCCCGGCGCGCGTGATGAGCAAGGTTACTGACGAGGAAGGTCACACGACCTCTGAGGTCATCCGCGTGGGTAAGGGCGGTGATTATGCCAGCCTCGATGCACTGGTGATGGATGCGACCAACAACCTGATTGAGCCGTGGTATCAGGAAGACCCTGACCTTGTGGTGATTGTGGGGCGTCAGCTACTGGCGGACAAGTATTTCCCCATCGTCAACAGGGAGCAGGACAACAGCGAAATGCTGGCCGCTGACGTCATCATCAGCCAGAAACGCATCGGCAACCTGCCAGCGGTACGCGTCCCGTACTTCCCGGCGGATGCGATGCTCATCACGAAGCTGGAAAACCTGTCCATCTACTACATGGATGACAGCCATCGCCGCGTGATTGAGGAAAACCCGAAACTCGACCGCGTGGAGAACTACGAGTCAATGAACATTGATTACGTGGTGGAAGACTACGCCGCCGGTTGTCTGGTGGAAAAAATTAAGGTCGGTGATTTCTCCACACCGGCTAAGGCGACCGCAGAGCCGGGAGCGTAACCGATGACGAGTCCCGCACAGCGCCACATGATGCGGGTCTCGGCAGCGATGACCGCGCAGCGGGAAGCCGCCCCGCTGCGACATGCAACTGTCTATGAGCAGATGCTGGTTAAGCTCGCCGCAGACCAGCGCACACTGAAAGCGATTTATTCAAAAGAGCTGAAGGCCGCGAAAAAGCGCGAACTGCTGCCGTTCTGGTTGCCGTGGGTGAACGGCGTGCTGGAGCAGGGCAAAGGTGCACAGGATGACATTCTGATGACGGTCATGCTGTGGCGTCTGGATACCGGCGATATTGCCGGTGCGCTGGAGATTGCCCGTTATGCCCTGAAGTACGGTCTGACCATGCCGGGTAAACACCGCCGCACCCCGCCGTACATGTTCACCGAGGAGGTGGCGCTTGCGGCCATGCGCGCTCACGCTGCCGGTGAGTCTGTGGATCCCCGCCTGCTGACGGACACCCTTGAACTGACCGCCACGGCTGACATGCCTGATGAAGTGCGCGCAAAGCTGCACAAAATCACCGGTCTGTTTCTGCGTGACGGTGGTGATGCCGCAGGTGCGCTGGCACACCTGCAACGTGCGACACAGCTCGACGGTCAGGCAGGCGTCAAAAAAGAGATTGAACGACTGGAGCGGGAGCTGAAACCGAAGCCGGAGCCAAAAGCGGTCACCCGCGCCCCGCGTAAGACCCGGAGTGCGACACCGGCAAAACGTGGACGCCCGAAAAAGAAAGCCAGTTAACAACCGAATGCGCCCCGCGCCAGGGCGGCACGCCGGTCAGTGAGGGTGAATCACCTGACACTGCACCGGCGTCCACCGCCCGACTTTTCAGAGGTAGTCATGATGACGCTGATTATTCCGCGAAAGGAGGCTCCCGTGCCCGGTGAGGGTACGGTGGTCATCCCGCAACCGGCAGGCGACGAGCCGGTGATTAAAAACACGTTCTTTTTTCCCGATATCGACCCGAAGCGCGTCCGGGAACGTATGCGCCTTGAGCAGACCGTCGCCCCCGCCCGTCTGCGAGAGGCCATCAAGTCAGGCATGGCGGAGACGAATGCGGAGCTGTACGAGTATCGCGAACAGAAAATTGCCGCCGGTTTTACGCGTCTGGCGGACGTCCCGGCGGACGACATCGACGGTGAAAGCATCAAGGTTTTTTACTACGAGCGCGCCGTGTGTGCGATGGCGACCGCGTCGCTTTATGAGCGTTATCGCGGCGTGGATGCCAGTGCGAAAGGCGACAAAAAGGCCGACAGCATAGACAGCACCATTGATGAGCTGTGGCGGGATATGCGCTGGGCGGTGGCGCGTATCCAGGACAAGCCGCGCTGCATCGTGAGTCAAATCTGATGAAGACCTTTGCGCTACAGGGCGACACGCTCGACGCCATTTGTGTCCGGTATTACGGGCGCACTGAGGGCGTGGTTGAGACCGTGCTCGCCGCAAATCCGGGACTGTCTGAACTGGGTGCGGTGCTGCCACACGGCACCGCCGTCGAACTGCCCGACGTTCAGACCGCGCCCGTGGCTGAAACTGTCAATCTGTGGGAGTAACGCATGACAGCAGAAGAAAAAAGCGTCCTGTCGCTTTTCATGATTGGGGTGCTGATTGTTGTCGGCAAGGTGCTTGCCGGTGGTGAACCCATCACCCCGCGTCTGTTTATCGGGCGCATGTTGCTCGGTGGTTTTGTCTCGATGGTTGCCGGTGTTGTTCTGGTGCAGTTTCCTGACCTGTCACTGCCTGCGGTGTGCGGCATCGGCTCCATGCTGGGTATCGCCGGTTATCAGGTGATTGAGATTGCCATTCAGCGCCGCTTTAAGGGCAGGGGGAAACCGTAATGCCGGTAATTAACACGCACCAGAATATCGCCGCCTTTCTCGACATGCTGGCCGTGTCCGAAGGGACGGCGAATCATCCGCTGACGAAAAACCGGGGCTATGACGTGATAGTCACCGGACTGGACGGGAAGCCGGAAATTTTCACCGACTACAGTGACCACCCGTTCGCGCATGGCCGACCGGCGAAGGTGTTTAACCGTCGCGGTGAAAAATCCACGGCCTCCGGTCGCTATCAGCAGCTTTACCTGTTCTGGCCGCACTACCGCAAACAGCTTGCCCTGCCGGATTTCAGTCCGTTGTCACAGGACAGACTTGCCATTCAGTTGATCCGCGAACGCGGTGCACTGGATGACATCCGGGTGGGACGCATTGAACGCGCCATTTCACGCTGTCGCAATATCTGGGCGTCCCTGCCGGGTGCCGGTTACGGTCAGCGTGAGCATTCACTGGAAAAACTGGTCACCGTCTGGCGTACCGCCGGCGGCGTACCGGCTTAAACGGAGTAAACACCATGAAGAAATTATCCCTTTCACTGATGCTGAACGTGTCACTGGCGCTGATGCTGGCACTGTCCCTGATTTACCCGCAGAGCGTGGCCGTCAATTTTGTCGCTGCCTGGGCGATTCTGGCGACGGTTATCTGTGTGGTTGCCAGTGGTGTCGGCGTGTATGCCACGGAGTATGTGCTGGAACGCTACGGACGGGAGCTGCCGCCGGAATCGCTGGCCGTGAAGATTGTCACGTCGCTGTTTTTGCAGCCGGTGCCGTGGCGCAGACGGGCGGCGGCTCTGGTGGTGATGGTGGCGACGTTTATCTCGCTGGTTGCCGCCGGGTGGATTTTTACTGCGCTGATTTACCTCGTGGCGTCGGTGTTCTTCCGGCTGATACGTACGGCCTGCCGTCAGCGTTTTGAGGGGCGGGAACTATGTCAAAGCTGATGATTGTGATGGTTGTGTTGTTATCGCTGGCGGTGGCGGCGCTGTTTCTGGTGAAGCATGAAAACGCCAGCCTGCGCGCCTCGCTGGACAGGGCGAACAACGTCGCCAGCGGGCAGCAGGCGACCATCACCATGCTGAAAAATCAGCTTCATGTTGCCATCACCAGGGCAGACAAAAACGAGCTGGCGCAGGTTGCACTGCGTCAGGAACTGGAAAACGCCGCGAAGCGTGAAGCACAGCGCGAGAAAACCATCACGAGGTTACTCAATGAAAACGAAGATTTTCGCCGCTGGTACGGTGCTGACCTGCCTGATGCTGTGCGCCGGTTGCACCAGCGTCCGGCCTGCACCGACGCCAGTGATTGTCGCCAACGCCTGCCCGAAAGTGAGTCTTTGCCCGATGCCGGGCAGTGACCCGCAGACGAACGGCGATTTAAGTGCTGATATCAGGCAGCTTGAGAACGCGCTGGCACGCTGTGCCAGCCAGGTAAAAATGATTAAACACTGTCAGGACGAAAACGATGCTCAAACCCGACAGCCTGCGCAGGGCGTTGACTGATGCCGTCACGGTGCTGAAAACTAACCCCGATATGCTGCGGATATTCGTGGATAACGGGAGTATTGCCTCCACACTGGCGACGTCGCTGTCGTTCGAAAAGCGTTACACGCTCAATGTGATTGTGACCGACTTTACCGGTGATTTTGACCTGCTCATCGTGCCGGTGCTGGCGTGGCTACGGGAAAATCAGCCCGACATCATGACCACCGACGAAGGCCAGAAAAAGGGCTTCACGTTTTATGCAGACATCAACAATGACAGCAGCTTTGATATAAGCATCAGCCTGATGCTGACCGAGCGCACGCTGGTCAGTGAGGTGGACGGCGCGCTGCATGTGAAGAATATCCCTGAACCTCCGCCGCCGGAGCCGGTTACCCGCCCGATGGAGCTGTATATCAATGGCGAACTGGTGAGCAAGTGGGATGAATGAGTTTAAGCGTTTTGAAGACCGGCTGACCGGACTGATTGAGTCGCTGTCACCGTCAGGGCGTCGGCGACTGGCGGTAGATATTGCGAAGAAACTGCGCCAGCGCCAGCAGCAGCGAATTAAATTACAAAAAGGCCCGGATGGTACGCCGTATGTACCGAGAAAAAACCAGCCAGTGCGAAATAAGAAAGGCCGGATAAAGCGGGAAATGTTTGTGAAATTACGCACTAACCGGTTTATGAAAGCAACAGGTAGCGAGAGTGCGGCGGTGGTGGAGTTTGCCAGCGGAGTGCAACGAATTGCGCGAGTACATCAATTAGGGCTTAAGGATAAGCCGGGGCGTAATAGTGCTGTGGTGGAATATCCTGTTCGTGAGTTATTTGGTTTTGACAAGGAATCTATACAATTGATAGAAAGGGAGTTATTAGTGATTCTATCGAAAGATGTTATATGAGACGGGTGTTTATGGATGAAAAGTTTTCTATTTTGAGAAAAAGAGTAAAGCACTCTCAAAAGAAAGTTATGGATTGTATTATTGCTGACCATAATGCTGATATATGTGTGTTATGCGGGAGTTCTGACGATATTACTCGTGAGCACATTATTCCTCAGTGGGCCTTTGAGTCAAATGCTGAAAAATCTTTAATTAATAAAAAGAATAATCAGTCAACTCATTACATTAAAGCCACTGTACCAGCATGCAGAGTGTGCAATTCTGATTTGCTGGGAGTGTTTGAGTATAACCTGAAGAAATTTCTTACGGAAAAGAGGGGAGAGGAGTTAACAGATTATGAGTATGATTGCATCATATGGTGGTTGCAATACATGGGTTTTAAGTTGCAATTAATGGATTTGCGGAACCGCTTTCTCAGGTATAAAGGTGGTGATTATATCCCGTTCCTTGCAAACTTCCCGGTTGCAATGTTTTGGGGGAATGTCGATACGACGCCGGGGGATGTCTTCAGGATTATACGAAAATCGCGACGCAATCTGATGTCGAAATGGAAGGATAAAAAACATAATTCTTTGATGGTTTTTGAAACATCAAACAAGAGTTTTCATTTCTTTCATAAGGTTGATGAATTTATTTTTATTGAAATGCCTCAGGTTAAGAAGGCGTTTTTCTTCTTTTTTAATAAAGAATTTGACAGCCATGATTTAGCTCATGAGGAGTGTATGAAGATTATAGAGAAGTGCTACAACTAATATTTATTATGTTGTGTCACAGCTGACAGAATCCTCCATGATTGCTGCTGGTATCGTCCAGCGGCATCCTTCCCGTTATGAACACTCTCGCAAATATTCAGGAACTCGCGCGCGCACTGCGCAACATGATTCGTACCGGCCTTGTCGTCGAAACCAACCTTAAAGCCGGTCGCTGCCGTGTGCAGACCGGCGGCATGTGCACCGACTGGCTTCAGTGGCTGACCCATCGCGCCGGACGTTCGCGCACATGGTGGGCACCTTCCGTGGGGGAACAGGTGCTGATTCTGGCCGTGGGCGGTGAACTCGACACGGCGTTCGTTCTGCCGGGGATTTATTCCGGCGATAACCCTGCGCCGTCTGCGTCGGCTGATGCCCTGCATATCCGTTTCCCTGACGGGGCGGTGATTGAGTATGAACCCGAAACCAGTGCACTGACGGTAAGCGGAATTAAAACGGCCAGCGTGACGGCTTCTGATTCTGTTACTGCCACGGTGCCGGTGGTCACGGTGAAAGCATCAACCCGTGTCACTCTGGACACGCCGGAGGTGGTCTGCACCAACAGGCTGATTACCGGCACGCTGGAAGTACGGAAGGGCGGGACGATGCGCGGCAACATTGAACACACCGGCGGTGAACTCTCATCAAACGGTAAGGTACTGCATACCCACAAACACCCCGGCGACAGCGGCGGCACAACCGGGAGTCCTTTATGACAGCGCGTTATCTCGGAATGAATCGCAGTGATGGCCTGACTGTCACTGACCTTGAGCATATCAGCCAGAGTATCGGCGATATCCTGTGTACCCCCGTCGGCTCACGGGTGATGCGTCGAGATTACGGCTCGTTGCTGGCGTCAATGATTGACCAGCCGCAGACTCCGGCGCTTGAGTTGCAGATTAAGGTCGCCTGTTACATGGCTGTGCTGAAATGGGAACCCCGCGTCACCCTGTCATCCGTCACCACTGAGCGCGGTTTTGACGGGCGAATGACGGTCACGTTAACCGGCCAGCACAACGACACCGGCCAGCCACTTTCGTTAACCATCCCTGTGAGTTGAAACCATGCCGATTATCGACCTGAACCAGCTACCCGCACCGGATGTGGTCGAGGAGCTGGACTTTGAAACCATTCTTGCCGAACGCAAGGCGACACTAATTTCCCTTTACCCGGAAGACCAGCAGGAGGCGGTCGCCCGTACCCTGACGCTGGAATCCGAACCTCTCGTCAAACTGCTGGAGGAAAATGCTTATCGTGAGCTTATCTGGCGTCAGCGTGTGAATGAGGCCGCACGGGCGGTGATGCTGGCCTGTGCTGCCGGTAATGACCTTGATGTGATTGGTGCCAATTACAACACCACACGCCTGACTATCACCCCGGCAGATGATTCGACCATCCCGCCGACACCGGCAGTGATGGAGTCTGACACCGATTATCGTCTGCGTATTCAGCAGGCGTTTGAAGGTTTAAGCGTTGCCGGGTCGGTGGGTGCCTATCAGTATCATGGTCGCAGTGCCGACGGGCGTGTCGCGGATATCTCTGTCACCAGTCCTTCTCCGGCCTGCGTCACCATCTCTGTGCTGTCACGTGAAAATAACGGTGTGGCATCCGAAGACCTGCTGGCCGTGGTACGTAACGCCCTGAATGGCGAGGACGTCAGACCGGTGGCCGACCGCGTGACCGTACAGTCTGCCGCCATCGTTGAATACCAGATAAACGCCACGCTTTACCTTTACCCTGGTCCCGAAAGCGAACCCATCCGCGCTGCCGCCGTGAAAAAACTGGAAGCGTACATCACGGCACAGCACCGGCTGGGGCGCGACATCCGTCTGTCTGCCATTTATGCTGCTTTGCATGTGGAAGGCGTGCAGCGTGTCGAACTGGCTGCACCGCTGGCCGATATCGTGCTTAACAGCACGCAGGCGTCTTTCTGTACCGAATACCGCGTCGTGACCGGAGGCTCGGATGAGTGATTCGCGACTGCTGCCGACCGGCTCATCACCGCTTGAAGTTGCCGCCGCAAAAGCCTGTGCGGAAATTGAAAAAACGCCGGTCAGGATTCGTGAACTGTGGAACCCGGACACCTGCCCGGCAAATCTGCTGCCGTGGCTGGCGTGGGCGTTTTCGGTCGACAGATGGGATGAAAAGTGGCCGGAAGCGACCAAACGCGCCGTTATCCGCGATGCCTATTTCATCCACTGTCATAAGGGCACGATAGGTGCAATCCGGCGTGTGGTGGAGCCGCTCGGCTATCTCATCAACGTGACGGAGTGGTGGGAAAACAGTGACCCGCCCGGCACCTTCCGGCTTGATATTGGTGTACTGGAAAGCGGTATCACAGAGGCAATGTATCAGGAAATGGAACGGCTGATTGCTGATGCCAAACCTGCAAGCCGCCACCTTATTGGCCTGAACATTACCCGGGACATTCCCGGCTACCTGTTCGTCGGTGGTGTGGCTTATGACGGCGATGTAATTACGGTTTACCCCGGATAAGTGAGGAATAATGAGCACAAAATTCAAAACCGTTATCACCACTGCCGGTGCAGCAAAGCTGGCAGCGGCAACCGCACCGGGAGGGCGGAAGGTCAACATTACCACGATGGCCGTCGGGGATGGCGGTGGTAAATTGCCTGTCCCGGATGCCGGACAGACCGGGCTTATCCACGAAGTCTGGCGACATGCGCTGAACAAAATCAGCCAGGACAAACGAAACAGTAATTATATTATCGCAGAGCTGGTTATTCCGCCGGAGGTGGGCGGTTTCTGGATGCGAGAGCTTGGCCTGTACGATGATGCGGGAACGTTAATTGCCGTGGCGAACATGGCCGAAAGTTATAAACCTACCCTTGCCGAAGGCTCAGGGCGTTCGCAGACCTGCCGCATGGTCATCATCGTCAGCAGTGTGGCCTCAGTGGAGCTGACCATTGACACCACAACGGTGATGGCGACGCAGGATTACGTTGATGACAAAATTGCAGAGCATGAACAGTCACGACGTCACCCGGACGCCTCGCTGACCGCAAAAGGTTTTACTCAGTTAAGCAATGCGACCAACAGCACGTCTGAAACACTGGCCGCAACGCCGAAAGCGGTTAAGGCCGCATATGACCTTGCTAACGGGAAATATACCGCACAGGACGCTACCACAGCGCGAAAAGGTCTTGTCCAGCTAAGTAGTGCGACCAACAGCATGTCTGAAACGCTCGCCGCAACACCAAAAGCCGTTAAGACGGTAATGGATGAAACGAACAAGAAAGCGCCATTAAACAGCCCTGCACTGACCGGAACGCCAACGACGCCAACTGCGCGACAGGGAACGAATAATACTCAGATCGCAAACACGGCTTTCGTTATGGCCGCGATTGCCGCCCTTGTAGACTCGTCGCCTGACGCACTGAATACGCTGAACGAGCTGGCGGCGGCGCTGGGCAATGACCCGAATTTTGCTACCACCATGACTAATGCGCTTGCGGGTAAGCAACCGAAAGATGCCACTTTGACGGCGCTGGCGGGGCTTGCTACTGCGGCAGACAGGTTTCCGTATTTTACGGGGAATGATGTTGCCAGCCTGGCGACCCTGACAAAAGTCGGGCGGGATATTCTGGCTAAATCGACCGTTGCCGCCGTTATCGAATATCTCGGTTTACAGGAAACGGTAAACCGAGCCGGGAACGCCGTGCAAAAAAATGGCGATACCTTGTCCGGTGGACTTACTTTTGAAAACGACTCAATCCTTGCCTGGATTCGAAATACTGACTGGGCGAAGATTGGATTTAAAAATGATGCCGATGGTGACACTGATTCATACATGTGGTTTGAAACAGGCGACAACGGCAATGAATATTTCAAATGGAGAAGCCGTCAGGGCACCACAACAAAAGACCTGATGAATCTTAAATGGGATGCTTTGTCTGTCCTTGTTAAAGCCCTTTTCAGCAGTGAAGTAAAAATATCGACAGTCAATGCACTGAGAATCTTTAATTCATCCTTTGGTGCTATTTTTCGCCGTTCTGAAGAATGCCTGCATATTATCCCCACACGAGAGAATGAGGGGGAAAATGGTGATATCGGGCCACTACGCCCCTTTTCGTTGAATCTCAGAACTGGTCGCATAACTATGGGGCACGCTCTGGATGTTACAGGAGATATAACAACTAACGCATGGGTGTACGCAAACCGCCTTGCAATTAACAGCAGCACAGGCATGTGGATTCATATGCGTGACCAGAATGTTATTTTTGGACGTAATGCGGTATCCACTGATGGTGCTCAGGCTTTGCTCCGTCAGGACCATGCCGACCGCAAATTTATGATTGGCGGTCTGGGAAATAAGCAATTTGGCATCTACATGATTAATAACTCAAGGACAGCCAATGGCACCGATGGTCAGGCATACATGGATAATAACGGTAACTGGCTTTGTGGTTCGCAAGTTATTCCCGGCAACTATGGCAATTTTGATTCCAGATATGTGAAAGATGTTCGACTTGGTTCACAGCAATATTATGGAGTGAACAACTGGCAAACATGGAATTTCCAGTGCCCATCAGGTCATGTATTGTCTGGTATTAATGTTCAGGATACAGGTTCCAACTCTGCCGATAATATAGCGGGTGTTTATTACAGACCCGTCCAAAAGTATATAAATGGCACCTGGTATAATGTAGCGAGCGTTTAATATGATGCACTTAAAGAACATAAAAGCGGGTAATGCTAAAACACTGGAACAGTATGAGTTAACAAAGAAACACGGAGTTATCTGGCTTTACTCTGAGGACGGAAAAAACTGGTATGAGGAAGTGAAGAACTTTCAGCCAGACACAATAAAGATTGTTTACGATGAAAATAATATTATTGTCGCTATCACCAGAGATGCTTCAACGCTTAATCCTGAAGGTTTTAGCGTTGTTGAGGTTCCTGATATTACTGCCAACCGGCGTGCTGATGACTCAGGTAAATGGATGTTTAAGGATGGTGCAGTGATTAAGCGGATTTATACGGCAGACGAACAGCAGCAACTGGCAGAATCACAAAAGGCAACTTTGCTTTCCGAAGCCGAATCCGTGATTTTGCCACTGGAGCGCGCTGTCAGGCTGAATATGGCAACAGATGAGGAGCGCAGTCGACTGGAGGCATGGGAACGCTACAGCGTTCTGGTCAGTCGTGTGGATCCTGCAAATCCTGAATGGCCGGAAATGCCGCAATAAGTTGTATGAACTCTGGTGTGAGCTTACATATCTATGGCACAGAGTAAAGCCTAATCTGGCAGTCCGCTCTGTGCCATTACCGGATATACTGAGCAGAAGGCTAAAAAGGACGCTTTCAGGACATATAGCAAGGGAGCAAGGATGAAAGAATTAACCCAGTATATTTAATGTTTCAATCATGATAGTTTCTGAATTAAAGGGGGCTGTCCACCCCCTTTAATTACTTGTTCCACTCAGTCAGAATTTGGTTACTAACTTCATCTGAGAGATTGTACCAATAAGCTGAGTTATTGGTTGCGTCTACAACAATAAGCTTATCATCACTATCCATGACCGCCCTCACAATTTTGGCTGCATCCTCGGCAGAGTAACTACAGTTAACATACCAGTTCGATTCAGTTGTTAAAGCCCAATTTCCTAAAGATTTAATTGCATCATACACAGCCGCATAATCTTTCGTTTTAATGAGGTCGTAAGTAATAAATAAATTATTAGCCATAAATCATCTCCCAAAGGACAAAGAAAAAAGCGCCTAGAAAGGCGCTCATATATTAATGGTCTTTAAGCCATGCCTGTACTTTCTTAGCCGAATGACCTACAGCCTGTACGGCTTGAACAAGTTTGGCCTCGCTAACTCCAAACTTTTCAGCCCAATCACGTCTCTCGTAATCCTGTTTGATACTTATTAAATCATTGTCAGGGGTACCGATTTTGGTCTTATCATCAGCCATTTTACTGATTCCTCGTGATACAGGCTTATACCTGCCCATTAGTTATATGGCTCCCGTGCTGCTTCGTAAACGTTCAATAATCAAACAATTGACACTGATCATAAAACCAGTTGGAGGATTTGACTCTAGCTTGGATATATGATGCCACCCTCTTTATATTGTTGTCGGTAACTCACAGACATTGAACTCATGCTGGTGAGTGAAAGGCTACATAAACGCCCAACATTTAAACTGCCCTCAGCAGCGTTTGCGGAGCAATATACAGGCTTCGTATTCAATCCTTGCCCTACGAGAAACCCTAGCCGTTGCCTCGTTTTCAAGTGTCAGGAAGTTCTTTGTCAGACCTCATACCGTCTTGGGCTGGGTGAGGTGCATGGGGGAAGTAGAAGCCTTAACTGTTGAGGTAAATCGAACCATAAGTGTGCAATTTTTCAAGCCCGGCGCTATTTTAGTATTGAAAACAATTAGTACGCCCCCAAGGACAACTCATGATCGAATTTATCGCAGAGCATATAAACACAGTAAGTACACTTATCTCCGCTTTGGCAGCATTGCTAACAGCAGTTGCTACATTTTTCTTGTGGAGAGTAACAAGGCTATTAGCAGACGAGACAAAAAGGATGGTTGACGCATCAGTTCAACCTCATGTCGTTGTGACTCTTGAACCAAATTCTTGGGCTGCTTTTTATTTTGATATCAATATTGCTAATACCGGAAATGCCCCAGCCTATGATATTGAAGTCGGATTTAATCCCCCACTGGTTAATGCAGAACATAGAAAAAATAAAGGTATACCATTTAGCAAGGTTAGCGTATTGAAAAACGGCCATTCCCTCAACAGCAGTCTTTGTAAGTATGACCAGATTAAAGATCAAGTTTATTCTGTTAGTATTAGCTGGTCTAAACAGCCGGGCTCAACTGAAAGAGAGCGGAATGAGTATTCTTATGATATGGCTTCTTTCGAGGGGGTTAGCTACTTAGGTGCAAGGAGTCCAATGACACAGATAGCTGAGCAGATGAAAAAGATTAGAGAAGACTGGAGGCCGATTTCCCAGGGAAGCAAAAAAATTAAAACAGACAACTATAATTCAAGTGACAGAGCAGAGGAACAACGAGCACGTGAAGAGTGGTATCAGACCACTGTAAAGAAATGGGATAAAGAAAGGCAAAAAGATAACTAATACAATTGACCTGCTCCCCATAAATTAGCATACCACAATCTCAGGTTCCTCTTCGCTCAAAACAGGCAGTCAGATTTGATAGCGTTTTGGCTATGTAAATTGTCAGTCGGAAAATGAGTGTGTACAAATCAGGACAGGCGGGCAGATTGCCCGCCTTTTCTTTATCTGTTGTTTCATCCACTGACCAGCCAGGTCAAATAGCGTCTCATGTACTACCCAATGGAAAATAGTTGCACCCATTAACCACGGAGTTAAACGGATGAGTGACTATCATCACGGCGTGCAGGTGCTGGAGATTAACGACGGCACCCGCGTCATTTCCACCGTATCCACAGCCATTGTCGGCATGGTCTGCACGGCCAGCGATGCGGATGCGGAAACCTTCCCCATCAATAAACCGGTGCTGATTACCAATGTGCAGAGCGCAATTGCAAAGGCTGGTAAAAAAGGCACGCTGGCGGCATCGTTGCAGGCCATCGCCGACCAGTCAAAACCGGTCACCGTTGTCGTGCGTGTGGAAGACGGCACCGGCGACGACGAGGAAACGAAACTCGCGCAGACCGTTTCCAATATCATCGGCACCACCGACGAAAACGGTCAGTACACCGGACTGAAAGCCCTGCTGGCGGCGGAGTCGGTAACCGGTGTTAAACCGCGTATTCTCGGCGTGCCGGGACTGGACACCAAAGAGGTGGCTGTTGCACTGGCATCAGTCTGTCAGAAGCTGCGCGCTTTCGGGTATATCAGCGCATGGGGCTGTAAAACCATTTCCGAGGTGAAAGCCTACCGTCAGAATTTCAGCCAGCGTGAGCTGATGGTCATCTGGCCGGATTTCCTCGCATGGGATACGGTTGCCAGTACCACCGCCACCGCGTATGCCACCGCCCGTGCGCTGGGTCTGCGTGCCAGAATCGACCAGGAGCAGGGCTGGCATAAAACGCTGTCCAACGTCGGGGTGAACGGTGTTACCGGCATCAGCGCATCTGTATTCTGGGATTTGCAGGAGTCCGGCACCGATGCTGACCTGCTGAATGAGTCAGGCGTCACAACGCTGATTCGCCGTGACGGTTTCCGCTTCTGGGGTAACCGTACCTGCTCTGATGACCCGCTGTTCCTCTTTGAAAACTACACCCGCACCGCGCAGGTGCTGGCCGATACGATGGCTGAGGCGCACATGTGGGCGGTGGACAAGCCCATCACCGCAACGCTGATTCGCGACATCGTTGACGGCATCAATGCCAAATTCCGTGAGCTGAAAACAAACGGCTATATCGTGGATGCGACCTGCTGGTTCAGCGAAGAATCCAACGATGCGGAAACCCTCAAGGCCGGAAAACTGTATATCGACTACGACTATACCCCGGTGCCTCCTCTCGAAAACCTGACCCTGCGCCAGCGTATTACCGATAAATACCTGGCAAATCTGGTCACCTCGGTTAACAGCAATTAAGGAGCCTGACCGATGGCAATGCCGCGCAAACTCAAGTTAATGAACGTCTTTCTGAACGGCTACAGCTATCAGGGCGTTGCAAAGTCCGTCACGCTGCCAAAACTGACCCGTAAACTCGAAAACTATCGCGGTGCGGGGATGAACGGAAGCGCACCGGTAGACCTCGGCCTTGATGACGATGCGCTGTCAATGGAGTGGTCGCTCGGGGGCTTCCCGGATTCGGTTATCTGGGAGCTTTACGCCGCAACCGGTGTGGATGCCGTGCCGATTCGTTTTGCCGGTTCTTACCAGCGTGACGATACCGGCGAAACGGTGGCCGTCGAGGTGGTCATGCGTGGACGTCAGAAAGAAATCGACACCGGTGAGGGTAAACAGGGAGAAGACACCGAGTCGAAAATCTCCGTGGTCTGCACCTATTTCCGGCTGACGATAGACGGTAAGGAGCTGGTCGAAATTGATACTATCAACATGATTGAGAAGGTGAACGGCGTCGACCGGCTGGAGCAACACCGCCGCAATATCGGCCTGTGATTTTCATCCGGTCAGCCTGGCTGACCGGTTAACCCCGATTCATAAGTGAGAAAACCATGAACAAAGAAAATGTGATTACCCTGGACAATCCGGTCAGGCGTGGTGAGCAGGTCATCGAACAGGTCACGCTGATGAAACCCAGTGCCGGGACGCTGCGCGGTGTCAGTCTGGCTGCGGTCGCGAACTCTGAAGTCGATGCACTGATTAAGGTGCTGCCGCGCATGACGGCACCGATGCTGACCGAGCAGGAAGTCGCCGCGCTGGAACTGCCTGACCTTGTGGCGCTGGCCGGTAAGGTGGTCGGTTTTTTGTCGCCGAACTCGGTGCAGTGACGTTCCCGAAAAATCTCTCGGTCGATGACCTGATGGCGGATGTGGCAGTGATATTTCACTGGCCGCCATCAGAACTGTATCCCATGAGCCTGACCGAACTCATCACATGGCGCGAAAAGGCGCTCCGGCGAAGCGGAAACACGAATGAGTAACAATGTAAAATTACAGGTATTGCTCAGGGCTGTTGACCAGGCATCCCGCCCGTTTAAATCCATCCGCACAGCGAGCAAATCGCTGTCGGGGGATATCCGGGAAACACAAAAATCACTGCGCGAGCTGAACGGTCAGGCGTCCCGTATTGAGGGATTTCGCAAGACCAGTGCACAGCTCGCCGTGACTGGTCATGCACTTGAAAAGGCGCGGCAGGAAGCCGAAGCCCTTGCCACACAGTTTAAAAATACCGAACGTCCGACACGTGCTCAGGCGAAAGTGCTGGAATCCGCAAAGCGTGCGGCGGAGGACTTACAGGCGAAATATAACCGCCTGACGGATTCCGTTAAACGCCAGCAGCGGGAACTGGCCGCTGTGGGAATTAATACCCGCAATCTTGCACATGATGAGCAGGGACTGAAAAACCGTATCAGTGAAACCACCGCACAGCTTAACCGTCAGCGTGACGCACTGGCGCGTGTCAGTGCACAACAGGCAAAACTTAACGCAGTAAAACAGCGTTATCAGGCCGGAAAGGAACTGGCCGGAAATATGGCCTCAGTGGGCGCTGCCGGTGTGGGGATTGCGGCGGCGGGAACGATGGCCGGAGTTAAGTTGCTGATGCCCGGTTATGAGTTTGCGCAGAAAAACTCAGAATTGCAGGCCGTGCTCGGAGTGGCAAAAGACTCCGCCGAAATGACCGCACTACGCAAACAGGCGCGCCAGCTCGGCGACAATACCGCCGCCTCGGCGGATGATGCGGCCGGTGCACAGATAATCATCGCGAAAGCGGGTGGGGATGTTGATGCCATTCAGGCGGCAACGCCGGTCACGCTGAATATGGCGCTGGCGAACCGCCGCACGATGGAAGAAAACGCCGCCCTGCTGATGGGGATGAAATCCGCCTTTCAGCTTTCAAACGATAAGGTCGCTCATATCGGGGATGTTCTCTCCATGACGATGAACAAAACCGCCGCCGATTTTGACGGCATGAGCGATGCGCTGACCTATGCCGCACCTGTGGCAAAAAATGCCGGTGTCAGCATTGAAGAAACCGCCGCAATGGTCGGGGCGCTGCATGATGCAAAAATCACAGGCTCAATGGCGGGGACGGGAAGCCGTGCCGTGTTAAGCCGCCTGCAGGCACCGACGGGAAAAGCGTGGGATGCACTGAAAGAGCTTGGTGTGAAAACCTCAGACAGCAAGGGAAACACCCGACCAGTATTTACCATTCTGAAAGAAATGCAGGCCAGTTTTGAGAAAAACCGGCTCGGTACTGCCCAGCAGGCCGAATACATGAAAACCATTTTCGGGGAGGAGGCCAGCTCAGCCGCCGCTGTGCTGATGACTGCCGCGTCAACCGGAAAGCTGGACAAACTGACCGCTGCGTTTAAAGCCTCAGACGGAAAGACCGCAGAACTGGTAAATATCATGCAGGACAACCTCGGCGGTGACTTTAAGGAGTTTCAGTCCGCTTATGAGGCGGTGGGGACTGACCTGTTTGACCAGCAGGAAGGCGCACTGCGTAAGCTCACTCAGACGGCCACAAAGTATGTGTTAAAACTCGACGGCTGGATCCAGAAAAACAAATCACTGGCGTCAACCATCGGCCTCATTGTCGGTGGCGCGCTGGCGCTTACTGGCATCATCGGTGCCATTGGTCTTGTAGCCTGGCCGGTTATCACCGGCATCAATGCCATTATCGCGGCAGCAGGCGCAATGGGGGCAATCTTCACGACGGTTGGTAGTGCTGTTATGACGGCCATCGGGGCGATTAGCTGGCCGGTTGTGGCCGTGGTGGCCGCCATTGTCGCCGGGGCGTTGCTTATCCGTAAATACTGGGAGCCTGTCAGCGCATTCTTTGGCGGTGTGGTTGAAGGGCTGAAAGCGGCATTTGCGCCGGTGGGGGAACTGTTCACGCCACTTAAGCCGGTGTTTGACTGGCTGGGCGAAAAGTTACAGGCCGCGTGGCAGTGGTTTAAAAACCTGATTGCCCCGGTCAAAGCCACCCAGGACACCCTGAACCGTTGCCGTGATACGGGCGTCATGTTCGGGCAGGCACTGGCTGACGCGCTGATGCTGCCGCTTAATGCGTTCAACAAACTGCGCAGCGGTATTGACTGGGTACTGGAAAAGCTCGGGGTCATCAACAAAGAGTCAGACACACTTGACCAGACCGCCGCCAGAACTCATGCCGCCACGTATGGCACCGGTGGTTATATTCCGGCGACCAGCTCTTATGCAGGCTATCAGGCTTATCAGCCAGTCACGGCACCGGCTGGCCGCTCTTATGTGGACCAGAGTAAAAACGAATATCACATCAGCCTGACGGGTGGTACTGCGCCGGGGACACAGCTTGACCGCCAGTTACAGGATGCGCTCGAAAAATACGAGCGGGATAAACGTGCGCGTGCCCGTGCCAGCATGATGCATGACGGTTAAGGAGGTGACGAAAAATGATGCTCGCGTTAGGTATGTTTGTTTTTATGCGCCAGACGCTGCCACACCAGACCATGCAGCGTGAATCAGATTATCGCTGGCCGTCAAATTCCCGTATCGGTAAACGGGATGCCTTTCAGTTTCTCGGTGTGGGTGAGGAAAACATGACGCTTGCCGGCGTGCTTTATCCCGAACTGACCGGCGGGAAGCTGACGATGACCACGCTCAGGCTGATGGCAGAGGAAGGCCGGGCGTGGCCGTTGCTGGATGGCACCGGCATGATTTACGGCATGTATGTCATCAGCAGGGTGAGTGAAACAGGGAGTATTTTCTTTGCAGACGGCACACCCCGGAAAATTGATTTTACGCTGTCGCTCACCCGCGTGGATGAATCACTGGCCGCGCTTTATGGCGATATCGGTAAACAGGCGGAATCGCTCATCGGTAAGGCTGGCAGTGTGGCGACCAGATTCACGGGTATGACGGGGGCGGGATAATGCTGGATGCGCTGACATTTGATGCAGGCAGTACGCTGACGCCGGATTACATGCTGATGCTCGACAGCAGGGATATTACCGGCAATATCAGCGACCGTCTGATGAGCATGACCCTGACGGATAACCGGGGCTTTGAGGCTGACCAGCTTGATATTGAACTGAACGATGCCGACGGGCAGGTCGAACTGCCGGTTCGTGGTGCTGTTCTGACGGTGTATATCGGCTGGAAAGGTTTTGCCCTGGTATGCAAAGGGAAATTTACCGTTGATGAGGTTGAACACCGGGGCGCACCGGATGTGGTCACCATCCGCGCCCGGAGTGCAGATTTTCGCGGGACGCTCAATTCCCGCCGTGAAGGCTCATGGCATGACACCACGCTCGGTGCGATTGTTGAGGCGATAGCCTCCCGTAACAAGCTGGAAGCCAGTGTCGCGCCGTCACTGGCCGGAATTAAAATCCCGCACATCGACCAGTCGCAGGAGTCTGATGCGAAATTCCTGACCCGTCTTGCAGAACGCAACGGCGGTGAGGTGTCGGTAAAAATGGGAAAACTGTTGTTTCTCAAAGCGGGGCAGGGGGTGACGGCCAGCGGTAAAAAAATCCCGCAGGTCACCATAACCCGCAGCGACGGCGACCGCCATCATTTTGCGATTGCTGACCGTGGAGCCTATACCGGCGTAACGGCAAAGTGGTTACACACCAAAGACCCGAAGCCGCAAAAGCAGAAGGTAAAACTGAAACGCAAAAAGAAAGAGAAACACCTGCGCGCACTGGAGCACCCGAAAGCGAAACCAGTCACGCAGAAGAAAGCGCCAAAAGTACCGGAAGCGCGCGAAGGTGAATACATGGCTGGTGAGGCTGACAATGTTTTTGCCCTGACTACGGTATATGCCACAAAAGCGCAGGCCATGCGCGCCGCTCAGGCGAAGTGGGATAAACTGCAACGGGGCGTTGCGGAGTTCTCCATCAGCCTGGCTACCGGTCGGGCAGATATTTACACGGAAACGCCGGTCAAAGTATCAGGCTTTAAGCGCGTCATAGACGAGCAGGACTGGACAATCACTAAGGTGACACATTTTCTGAATAATAGCGGCTTCACGACGTCCTTAGAGCTTGAGGTCAGGCTTTCTGATGTGGAGTACGAAACAGAAGATGATGGGTGATGTTTTTATTTTATCTGTTTGTTTTATAAGGATAAATTAACTAAAATGGCACCATCAACAAAACCGGAAGAGGTGCTCGCGATGTTTCATTGTCCTTTATGCCAGCATGCCGCACATGCGCGTACAAGTCGCTATATCACTGACACGACAAAAGAGCGTTATCACCAGTGCCAGAACGTGAATTGCAGCGCCACGTTCATCACTTATGAGTCGGTACAGCGATACATCGTGAAGCCGGGAGAAGTCCACGCCGTAAGGCCGCACCCGTTGCCGTCAGGGCAGCAAATTATGTGGATGTAATTACAAACAGGAAGCCCCTCAGTCGAGGGGCTTTTTTGTCGATGTGGTCAATGTGTGGACGTGACCAGAAATAAATCCTTTTATTTCATTGTATTACGCGTAAAAAATAAGCCCGTGTAAGGGAGATTACACAGGCTAAGGAGGTGGTTCCTGGTACAGCTAGCATTTTATGGGTTATGTTTTTCAGCGAAACGGATGATAACCTTAATAAATGCAGCTGTATGTGATCGGTTTCTAAGAATTTCCCATCCGGGAAAAATAATCGAAATTAATCACTTACCGTGGGGGTTACGCGTGGTTTCCCCGGAGAAATTACGCATCAGCAGCGCGTAATTTAGCTCAAGATCCTGCGGCACCGGGAGCCACACAGTATAACCATCGCCTGGTGCGACCGGCATCGCTTCACCTTTGGCGTTTTCCATATGCTCAAGGGTAAAGTTAATGTTGCCTTGCGGCGTCATCAGCTCAAGGCTGTCGCCAACGGAGAATTTATTTTTCACCGCTACCGCCGCGAGCTCCCCCTTGCGCTCACCGGTAAACTCACCAACAAACTGCTGGCGGTCAGAAACCGAATAACCGTATTCGTAGTTCTGATAATCGTCGTGGGTATGACGACGCAGGAAACCTTCGGTATAGCCACGATGCGCCAGACCTTCCAGCGTTTCCAGCAGGCTGGTATCGAACGGTTTGCCCGCAGCGGCGTCATCGATAGCTTTACGGTAAACCTGCGCGGTGCGTGCGCAATAGTAGAAAGATTTGGTACGGCCTTCGATTTTCAGCGAATGCACGCCCATTTTGGTCAGGCGTTCAACATGGGCGATGGCGCGCAGATCTTTCGAGTTCATGATGTAAGTGCCGTGCTCATCTTCAAACGCGGTCATATACTCGCCCGGACGCTGGGCTTCTTCGATCATAAACACTTTGTCGGTTGGCGCGCCGATACCCAGCGTCGGCTCAACATTTTGCACCGGAATCGGCTCGTACTTGTGTACGATGTTGCCGACGTCATCTTCTTTCCCTTCCTGGACATTGTACTCCCAGCGGCAGGCGTTGGTGCAGGTGCCCTGGTTCGGGTCGCGCTTGTTGATATAGCCAGAGAGCAGGCAGCGACCGGAGTAGGCCATGCACAGCGCGCCGTGAACGAAGATTTCGATCTCCATATCCGGCACCTGATTGCGGATCTCTTCAATCTCTTCCAGTGACAGTTCGCGAGAGAGGATCACGCGGGTCAGACCCATTTGCTGCCAGAATTTCACCGTCGCCCAGTTTACGGCGTTAGCCTGTACCGAGAGGTGGATTGGCATTTCCGGGAAGTGTTCACGCACCAGCATAATCAGCCCTGGATCGGACATAATCAGCGCATCCGGCCCCATTTCCACCACCGGTTTCAGGTCACGGATAAAGGTTTTCAGCTTGGCGTTGTGCGGTGCAATGTTGACCACGACATAAAACTTTTTCCCCAGCGCGTGGGCTTCATTGATGCCGAGCTGAAGATTTTCGTGGTTGAATTCGTTGTTGCGTACACGCAGGGAGTAACGCGGCTGGCCCGCATAAACAGCATCTGCGCCATAAGCGAAAGCGTAACGCATATTTTTCAGCGTTCCCGCCGGGGAAAGGAGTTCCGGTTTAAACATAATTCTCTCGTTCTGATGACAGGTCAGAGCCGCTTCACCTGATGAAGCGGTTAGGGGAGTGCCCCCACTTTAAGGGCGGGCATTGTAGCGCAATCGGCGGGTTTAGCTCCAGTGTAAATGTGAGGGGAGAAGTGGCAGAGATGGGAGTATCTACACGAAATCTTCATGTAGTGATAAAAGAAAAAGTTGACGATACTGACTACTTTCCTGAATGTTCATCCCCTGATAATTATGAATGTATTTGCCGTCCTCTTACAGCCTGAATTATTGAGGATGTAAAATAATGTCATTTATCTCAATTATTCACTAAAATAAACTGCAAATATAAGACATAATTTCCAAAGTTTGTGACGCTGCCACTATTGAGTTTACGTTATTTTCTTGAGTGGCTTACTTGAGTATGTACCTGCAACCATGCTGATTTAGATAAAAAATCTATAGTCAACAATTATTGCTTTGAGTGATATAATAAACACGGGCGGATGTTATGACTGGAAATATTCACCAGAATTATAATGCAAGGGATGTAATTAATGCCCCGGAAGTAAAAACAGCAATTTTGCAAAGAAGTCTGTTTCGCCAGGATAATGAGACCATCCAAAAATGGTTACTCAACCATTTTTATCGATGGCTAATTAGTGACTTTCCAATGGTGCAACAAATTAACTCGCTTGCAGAATATTCACTGTTTAATAAAAATGATGATGTAATCCCGGAATGGCTGGTATCGAAGTTTAATACTGCCTCAGTATCAACTGCGACACTTTATTATATCGAAACCGATCATCAACAAATATTAACCAAAGAACGGGAGTTGGTGGAATTTCTTTCCAGGAAATGTGGTACCCGTCTGGAATCAAAACTACAGCGCATAACCTGCTACGTTGCGTTCAGAATGCGTGAAGAAGAGCATGAAAAGATGCTTCAACGACGCGAGAAAGGGTGGCAGCCGAGTGAACAAAATACTGTAAAGTCAATACTTGATGTGCCAGACGGAAAAATTGTTGAGTTTGATGCCAGTCATTCGAACCTTCGTCGTGAAATGGCTTATGAATCATGGCATATGCAACATTGCGTAGGCCAGTTTGATGATCGAAAAAATCTTACCGGTGGTTATGGTGAGTATTATGCAAATCAAATTGAGCAACATAAATTACGGTTATTCAGTTTGCGTGATAATAATAATATTCCTCATGTTACTATTGCTCTCAATGTTGTTGGTGATTCACTTGAAATTGATCAAATAAAAGGTAAGCAAAATCGTCATCCAGTTAAAAAATATGCGGACGATGTTTTGTCTCTTTTGCAACTATTATCACCACAAGCAGTTCGACATAGTGATTGTGAAGGTATGGGTATTGTTTATGAAAATACACCTGAATATCAGGGGTGGAAATATGTAACGGAAGTATACGAAACCAGTTTTTTACTAAGCGTACTACATAATAACTTTCATTTATTAGAACATTTTACAAATCCTTCAGTGGAGTTGCAGTGGTTACTGTTACACAGCGCACCTGATAAGTTACATTATCTTAATGCTATTGACCCTATAGTTGCTACTTCTGCGGAAATGTTATTCCCTGGCGCTGAGTGGCATCCGCAATTTGCAGGTCAAAATATCAGCAACATTTCCTTTGAGATAGAGAGTTTGACATTACAGACATCTCATTACTTACCCCTGTCAGAGGTTGAAAAATAA